TGAGAATGGAGATGCAGTTCTTGATGGTGATGGTGAGCAAATCATCAATACTGGCCTGAAGACTCAGTGGGTCAAGCAACAAAAGGAAATTGCAGGTTCACTTCTGGCATCTTCTGATTGGTATGTCACCCGTAAGGCGGAGGATCCGACCGCTGAGATCCCTGCTGCGGTTTCGACTTATCGCGCTGCTGTCCGCACCACCTGCGGAATCCGTGAAGAAGAGATCAAAGCCTGTACCACCACCGACGAGCTGAGGGCATTACTGACCAACCAGCCTGAGGTCATGAATGACGCTGGTGAGATGGTCGTTAATACCGAGCCATTCATCACACCCTGGCCCGAGCAGGGTTGATTGAAAGAATCCTTCGATTACAATTAGACTATCTAGAACTAGTCCACTGTGTCATACATCGGGAGACAACCAGCCCGTGGACAGAACCGTGAGATTGATGACATCTCGGGCTCTTTTAACGGGACGTTAACATCATTTGATCTTGAGGTAAGCGGCACTGCTGTTTACCCAGCAAGCACTAGCCAGCTGGTTGTTTCCGTTGGTGGTGTGATCCAGAACCCCAGCGTTGACTATACCGTATCGGGTAATCAGATCACCTTTACCACTGCTCCGGCTAGTGGTTTGGACTTCTTCGCCATCATGCAGGGCGATGCGGTCGATATCAACACACCGGCTGATGGTTCGGTTACCGAGGCGAAACTAGCTTCTAACTTCACTGGAGCGACAGGTGGTGCAGGCAACCACGTATTTCTCCTTAATGAGCAGGCTGTAGATACTGACTATACGATTCCGACTGGGAAGAACGCCGGCACATTTGGCCCCTGTACTGTGAACTCCGGGGTCACGGTCACCATACCTTCGGGTTCTACCTGGACTGTTATTTGAGGTAAATTAAGATCATGCCTATTGCTATTAACGGCGACGGAACGATTACTGGAATATCAGTCGGGGGATTGCCTGACGGCATCGTCGATAACGATATGCTTGCGGCAGGAACGCCTAATTCGGCTGCACTGCCTACTGGGACAGTTTTGCAGGTACAGCACACTTCAAGCAGTACAAATACAACCAACAGTACGTCAACATACGCAACCCTGCTTTCACAGACAATTACTTTGTCAAGCACGAGTAATTATGTCTTGGCTTTCGCCTCAATAAGTCTGCGGGTGAACCAGAATACTAACGCTTATGGAGATGTAGCGATTTATCATACCGACACATCAGGCACACAAGTTGTTCAGGTATTTAACGGCCAGAATGAAAACGTGAATAGTGATTATAATTTTACTTGTTTGGGCAGACACGCACCCTCATCGACGGATGAACAAACTTATGTGCTCGCTTTCAGAAGAGGATCCTCAGGCACTACCAGCGTAAGCACGGACAGCAGACTACACCAGCTTATTCTTGTGGAGGTGGCAGGATGAACCCGACTAAAGTTGATGCACTTCATTCTCTCTGCCCTGGCGCTGATTGGGTGCTGCGTGATGATGATTTGGAATGGCTAGATGCCAAACAAACTCAGCCAAGTGCTGCTGAAATTGAAGCAGAAGTGGTTCGCCTTCAGGCTGAATACGAATCCAAACAATACCAACGCAACCGCCAACCTGAGTACCCCTCACTGGCCGACCTTGCCGACGCCTTGTACTGGTCAAGCAAGGGGGATGATACTAAAATAGAAGAATATTATGCGGCGTGTGAAGCTGTGAAAGCTAAGTATCCGAAGCCGACCGGAGGTGCGGAATGACACTTAAGTTAAACGGTAGTAGCGCCGGCTCGGTATCTATCGACGCTCCTGCGGACACCAGTCCGACGGGAACTGACGTTACCCTGACCCTGCCGACTAGCGCGGGTAGTGCTCATCAGGTACTAAAAAACAGCGCAACAGCTGGAACACTTGAGTACGGGTTGACGCTTCCTAGTGGTAACGGCACTAGCGGTCAATACCTGCAGACCGATGGAGTAGGTGGGTCGAGTTGGCAGACGGTTACTGCGGGTACTACTTGGACAACACAACAGGAAGATGCAACCGGATCAACAGGACTCCTTTTAAGCAGCATACCTCCCTCTGTTGAGCAAGTTATTATTGCTTATAGCAATTTATCAGTCAGCACGACTGGATCAGTACGTATTCAGATTGGCGATAGCGGAGGTCTGGAAACAAGTGGATATAATATGTTTAGAGGATTTTTTGGAACCAGCACTGGAGGTGGCGCAGCAACTACTTCGTTCTGGGGTATGGAAAATTTCACTAGTGCTTCAAACTCATACGCCGGAACTGTATTTATTACTAGGCGCTCGAACACTGGATGGACCGTAATGTGGAACCAAAGTGAAACTACATCGGACAGCGTAGGTGTATGCGTGGGCGAAAAGTCCTTGTCTGATGTTTTGACTCAAGTTCAGCTTTATCCCTCCGCTGGGACCTTTGATAACGGCGACGTTCGTTTTAAATACCTTTCTTGATTATGTTTATTAAACAAATTAACGCACAGACTGGAGAGGTCAGCGAAGTAGAGCTGACTGCTGAAGAAGTATCTATTCTTCAGCCACCTAGAGTTTTTACCGAAAAAGAACAAAGAGGCAACCGCGCCTCTGCCTACGCCGCAGAAGCCGACCCACTGTTCTTCCAGGCACAGCGTGGAGAAGCTACTATGGATGAATGGACCGCAAAGGTCGCTGAAATCCGTACCCGTTATCCATATCCTGGAGACGCAGAATGAGTACAATCCGCGTAAATGCCATTCAAAATACCAACACTACTGATGGTGGTATCGCTATTGATGGCTCTGGTCACGTAAGTATTGAAGGCCAGACACTCCCTTCTGCTGGACCGCTTAGTAACCGCAACCTGATCATCAACGGTGCGATGCAGGTGGCTCAACGGGGGACGAGTAGCACTAGCAGCGATTTACGAACTGTTGACAGATTCTATTACAACTTTGGCAACACCTTGGCTGGGACGCAAAGCCAGCAAACTTTGTCCAGCGGAACACCCTATAACGAAGGTTTCAGGAACTTCTATCGTTTTGCTATTAGCACAGTTGGATCAGCAACGAGCACTTACTGCCAACTGATTCAAGGAATTGAAGCTCAAAACATTGCAACCAGTGGGTGGCAGTATGCTTCTGCTGATAGCGATGTAACCGTCAGTTTTTGGGTTCGCTCCAGCGTTGCTCAAACTTTTTATGGCGCACTTAAAACCGTTGACGGTACGGCTCAAAATTACGTCTTTTCGTTTGCACTAAGTGCTGACACATGGACCAAGGTTACGAAAACTATTCCAGGGAACAGCAACGTAACAATTAACAACGACAATGGACGTGGCGCTGAATTGGTCATATATCCGTTCATGGGCACCAACTATACAGATTCAGGTGTCAACGTAGATGCGTGGCAAGCTTATAGCGGCGGCACCCGTGCTCCCGATATGGCTACAGACTGGGTGCTTACCAACGGAGCCACCTTTGACGTTACCGGCGTCCAATTAGAAGTCGGATCCGTCGCCACACCGTTTGAACACCGGAGCTACGGCGATGAGCTGGCGAGGTGTCAGCGGTATTTCCAAGTTTGCATAAGAAATGAAGAATTTGTCACTGCCTGTGTCACTAGCTCTAGTGGTGCTAATACTGGTCTAGCATTTGTAAATGAAATGAGAGCGGCACCGACAATAACACTTGCAACTGCGGGAAGTAGTGCAGGCAATGTAGCCTTCCTTACTACAGGCGGTGGCACACCTTCAACAATAGGAAGTCATGAGGCTTTGTCAATAACTACTTACGGCTTTAGATTTAAAGCTTCAGGTTATAGTGCTTCAGGATGGACTTCTGGAGCGGCAACAAACGTGTATGGTTATAGTACAGCAACTGTTTACACTGCAAGTGCGGAGTTGTAAAAAATGTACAAACTAATTAACAACCTGATGGGAGAACTTTCTTCTATTCACCGGATTTCGGATGACGCATTTATCCCCTTAGATCCTGGCAACACCGACTACCAGGAGTACCTTGCCTGGCTAGCAGAAGGCAACGAACCGCTTCCTGCTGACGACTGATGATCTTCAAAATCCTTATCACAGTCCTTGCACTGTTTCCCAATCTCCTGATTGGTTACGTCTTTGTGAATAAAGACGCGATCATCCAGCAGCAAAAGGATGCACTGATCAAAACCATCAGTGGACAGCTGACGGACCAGCTTGGCAAGCAGACGAAAGCCTTGACCGGAAACATGGACTCCATGTTCTCCGACAAAATCAAACCCGAAATGCAGAAGCAGCACGATCAACAGCTCAATGTGCTCCCCAAGCAGACTGGTCCCGCAATTCCCATGGGGTAATGGCTGACATACCTGATGTAGGTATCAACAGCATTAAACCCATCCAAATCCATAGCTGGATGGTTGCACCTCCTGTGGTGAATGCCATTCAGGTCCCCGTGACGGTAAATCTGAGCAAGCCTGTAGTGCTTTTACCAGGCTGCATAAAGACTCATCCACAGTCGGGCAAGTCAAATACCATCACAGCCGATGACCCAAATGGGGTCAGAACTTACTGCGATGCAAACGCACCATCTTTTACGCCCCTAGACTACGCCCCAGAGGACCTAATCCTTACGACTGAAGCGCCGGTCCCTCCCTATAAAGAGGACAATCCGAAGCCCGAAAGCACTCCAGAGATACCTAATCCGGCGCCAATACCAGGAACACGATCTGAAACCCCACCTGAGGACAGGAAGCCCGAGCAGATAGAGGTAAAGAAGCCGGCTGCACCTGTAGAGACAACAAAAACAGAACTAAAGCTGACTGATTATCTTCCGGCTCCCGAACAGGTTACGACGACAGCTTCTATTGCTGTGGTTGCGACCTCAGCGGCCCTCCTAGCAAAGCCGCTTGCCGACTTGCTTCTAAAGCTGGTGAAGCCTGCAGTGAAGAAGACGATGAAGAAGATTGCTGCCTTGCGTGGGAAGCCCCAGAAAATGGAATCACTTCAAGAGAGACGTCTTGCTCAGCGTGACCGGAACCGTGCACTTCGTCAGTTGAGGCGGGCCTTAAAGAAATAGGATGAACATGAGGAGCAATCGTTTCCCCTGGCATCTTCACCACAATGTCAGCGCATACTTTTGCAAATTGCGATCCGGGACGGAAAGTGATACCAGCCTTAGCTAACTCACCGCAATTTTTTAATCTGGCAATCTCAAAATCAAGGCGTCGATTAGCAAGTGTTTGCTCTTGCAGTGCAATTTGAGCCTCTACAGCACGCTTACATCTCGACTGAAGACCACCGTCAAGAGGGATAGAAAGGGTAGCCGAGAGACCCCCATTCCAGCTGTAGTTACTCTTTTGCCCTGTTCTCACAGGTTTGTAGTACAAGACCTTACCGGGATTATCGATGACACCATCATCATTCAAATCACTGGTGTCATAGACAGGATCGTTGTAATAATCTTCATAAGGAGTCTGGAAAGACCCAGTGCGTGTCATGAATGGAGTTACATTTAGTGTCGGCCCTTGACACTGGATTCCTCCGCCATATGTATTAGTAATGTACGGACCTTGCAATACCTGAATAGCTTGATTTGTTACGCTCCCACTACTATTTGCAATAGGATTAGCAGTAGCACTAACCCCACCGACATCCCCAGCCAACGCAGGAGTATTAAGTAGAGATAGTACACCTACTGAGAAAAGATAGAGGTACTTTCTGTAACGCTGCGTATTTCCGTCGTTCTGTTGATAATCGTTTGATTCGAGAGGCCGGGGCCTCGAAGAGTCTCCGTGAACTGGAAACCCTGACCCTGATCTACGATCGTCCAGTTTGGTTTGTTCGCCCCATCCAGTGTTGTCCATGTGCTCGTGACACCGTTGATGGTATTGCTGGCACCGGCAGTCGTACCTGGCGCGATGCTATCGCCTGTGTGCTTTATATTAGTGCCTGTCACAGAATATTGGTATCCTGTGTTGTAATCCATAGAATTTATCACCTCAGTAACGACAGATGTCGTCTCTGTCTTCGAGGTAAGACTTCCTTGCGTGAAGTTCGGCACCACCGGGACAGCAGCACTCGGCTGCAGCACTCCATGAAGGATGCCAAGGACTAAACCTAGACCTATGCCTTCATGGAGGCGATCCATTTATCTAACAGTGATCTCGCTAACGTATTGCCCGGTTGCACTGGTTCCGGCCCCACCTGCGGTCACGCTGACAGCGCCTGCAGAGGTAATTGTTCCAGCCAAGGTTCCTGCAGTACCTGCAGAGGTTGAGGTGATGTCGGAGAAGTTAGCGACATCACCTGTCGTCACGGCTGCGGTGGGAATCGCATCGCCCTGCGTATAGGATTGAGAGAAGCTGAAAGTGTTGCCGCTGGTTGCCTGAGTCGCGGTGATAGAAGGACCTGCGGAAACACCAGTGGTGATAGCTAAGGAACCAACCGAACCGGATGTGGTTCCGTCTGTGGTGTCAATCCCTGAGCCAGATACACTATATGAATTGCCGATCCTGCTTACATTTGTTGCAGCAGCATCAACGGTAAGTTGGACTGAGCTTTGAAGTTTATGTGTGATATCGGCATATGCAGGCGCCCCCGCAAATGCGAGAATAACTAACAAACGCCGCATGGTAAATTCTCGTTCTTACTTTGATATTAGTAGAGGCACATTTAGTTTAAAATGTTCACATGAAAGATGAAGAATCTCAATTTTCTCTTAGGGATTTACTTGCGACCTTAGTGCCTGCAGGTGTTCTCTCCTGGGCCTTGGCGATGTTGACTGCCAGCTACATGGGGCAGATCAAGATCGACGCGGCTTTCATCTCGTCTTTGGTGACGTCTGTTCTGGCAGTCTACGGAATCAGCCGCAAGGAAGACGGCAAGAAAACCGAGAAGAAACCACCTATCATCGAGCCGAAGGACGAACCACCGATCATTAAGTGAACCCAAAGAAAGTAGGCGACGTATTTAGCATCCGCGCAGTTTGCGATACGAGCCTACTGGTAGCTCCTGGAGTCACAGAAGGTGAAGCCAGCATCAGTCAAGGCTGGTTCTGCCCAAGTTGCACCTTTCTTTATGAGGTCGATGGCTTCTTAAAGATTGGAACAGGTCTTGGTGTCTGGTGGATTGAGAAGAGCCACTGGAGCTGCCCAGAAGATGAAGAAGTTGTTACGCCGTATGTTCAGGAAGGAGATCTTCGCTACCTACCCAACGTCCCTTACTTCCAGCACATAGAAGCCGATAGAGATAACGTACGTCACTCTTTGGTCTGCACTCTTTCGGCGGTCCTCATCTACTTAGGTATAGGCAATATTGAAAGCTATGAAGATTATTTAGAGATGTTATCTAAGCACGGTGACGGCTCTTTCCGGGCTGACCACCGTCATGCTTTCGTTGAAAGGGGACTGACGTTTGCATTTAGCAGCAGCATTGGACCACTAGAAGTCCAGGACGCGATCGATGCAGGCATCCCAGCAGTTCTTCAGGTTGCCTACAGGGGAACGCAGAAGACTCCTTATGGCTTCAACTATTACGTCTTGATCCACGGCTACACCCCCACGCATTGGCTCTGTCATGACCCCTGCGGGCGCCTTGACCTGGTGAATGGGTTCTGGGCCTCGGAGTCGCGTGAAAGTGGCGAGTCGATCCTCTACAGCCGCTCAGAGATCGAAAACAGGTTGTTCCGTGGTGGGGGCGCCAGCGGTGTCGGTTGGGTTAACTTTAAAGAAAATTAAGCTATAGTTGGTTCGAAGTTTTTCCGGCTAATGGATAAGATCCTCTTGGATACTGAAGAGCAGCTCCGCGCTCAACAGCAAGAACTGGCAGACCGTATTCGTGCCACTGAAGAGGCACTCATGCGTGACAAGGAGCTGTATTTGAAGGTGACCGGAGCCCTCGAATGCGTGGCAATCCTTAAGCAGCGCACAGAAGAAGAGGCCAAGCAATCCGATGGAAACCTAGAGATTGCGGGTATCTGACATGCTGAGTGACTTGAACCATGGCCGGTACAAAGCGCTCTGTTTGATCTCAGAACACCTCAACCCTCCGTCTCGTGAGCTGCGGCTCGATGCGATCATCCAGGATGTCTCCGATGAAGACCTTAAGTGGGTCTCAGAAAGGCTTCATTTTTACGTATTGAAGCTGCTTGAGGAGTCGGATTACGACCCTGCTCACGATGACTTCGAGCAGATCGGGTTGACTGATTGATGGGAGCGGAGGGACTTGAACCCTCACAGCCACAGTGGCCGACAGATTTTAAATCTGGTGCGTCTACCGATTCCGCCACGCTCCCTTGGCGCAGAGCTTAGCTAAAAATACAAGTGTGTGCAGCCTACAGTTTTGACAAGGCTGGAATACCAAAAGTGTTTCATTGCGAGCAAGATCTTTTAATCAACCTCATTGTTCTAAGCCCGAAACATGCCCGAAAGAAATTTAGGCATTACATCTTCGAAGCTTGGGACTGGAAATGTGCTTACTGCGAAAAGGATCTGACTCCTGACACTGCAACGATTGACCACATTCTCCCGAAACACAAAGGCGGGCACAACGTTAGATCGAATATGTGTTGCTGCTGCAGTGGCTGCAACCGTTCCAAAGGCTCCAGCTTGCTTGAAAATTGGTACACAGAGACTAACGATCATTTCACAAAAGAAAGGTTTGATAAAATCAAGTTATGGCTTGATCAAAAGACAAGCTCAATAAAATTAACGGGCACAGAAAACGCCCACCCTTATATCGACAATGACCTCTTCATCAGCTGGATCGCAGCGTGATTCTGGTGCTTTTCTCCAGGGTTACCTAGAAAAACTCAAAGAAGAGCGTGTCCCTGGAGCTGGCGATGCTGCTCTTAAGGGCGAAGTCCGTAATGACATTGTCGGCAAGGTCGACCGAGGCGTTCTGAAGGTCTGATATGGCTGACCGCGCCAAAGCTAAGGCACTCGCTAAAGAGCGGATGAAGTGCAACAAGCCTCGTCGCACGCCTGACCACAAGACCAAGTCTCATGTGGTTAAAGCATGTGAGGACGGTGAGGAGAAGATCATTCGCTTTGGGCAGCAGGGCGTGGAAGGCGCTGGCAAGAACCCCAAGACTGCAAAAGAGAAAGCCCGCAAGGCTTCTTACTACGCAAGGCATGATGCCCAGGACGCTGATCCTGACAAGATGTCGGCTCGCTACTGGAGCCACAAAGTTAAATGGTGACCCAAGATGGAAGATAAAGTAAAGAAGGTGATGTCTGAGTTCAAAGAAGGTGAACTCAAGTCAAGCAGCGGCAAGAAAGTCACTAGCAGGAAGCAGGCCTTGGCTATCGCTTTGGCCATGCAGCAGAAAGCTCGGAAAGGAAAGAAGGGCTAGATAAGCGGCCAGCTTCTGAACCACTTGGTGAGGATGTACTTGTCATGGCTGACCGGGGGCAGTGCCTCGTGCATCGTTTTGTAGTTTGGTATTCCGTTTTTGTAAAGGTTATTCCAGGCCAAAAGCATCCCGCGCTTCGGCTGGAAGGTCTTCTTTAAGTACTTGAAGTAGGTTTCCCCTCCAGAGGCGACGTCATTGAGGTAGATCATGACGGTCCAGGTTCGCTGGCCCATCCATTCGCAATAAACTTTGTACTCTTTGGTAAAGGGATCAAAGAAGTCCCAGTGTTCCTTGTAGTATTGGGTTGGTAGGTACTTCTGAGCTTGGAGCGACTCCCCTAAAAATGGATCGAGACCCATAAACTCAGTGATCTTCTTATCGATATATAGGTAGTAATTATCATCAAAGTAGTGTAGGTTTGCTGTGCTACTTGTCCTGTAGTCTGATACCTTACCTGTGTCCCGGAGATCGGATACGGTTGACGGTTTCAGGCCTTGATCGATGTAATCAATCAGCTTTTCACACTCTTCTTCTGATAAGAAGTCTTCACGTTTATACATCTGCGTGAAGGGGAACTTTATACGTTCTGCCTTATCTTTTATGGGTAGGTTGTAGAAGTATTTGTAGTCGATGCGATCAGGCCTGGACTTGAATTCCGAGAACTCAAGCGCTTGATTGACCTCTTCTTTGGTCCAGCCGTAGTCTTTCTCGTAAGTACGGAGTAGTTGGGTCTTGCTGACGCCACTGATAGCACCCTTCATGAAGTGCTCTATGAGTACCTGATCCAAGGTTTTTTTACGACAGACCTCACGTACAA